CATTAAGTTTTTTACTTGAAGTTTTAATTTATCTTTATCTAAGTCAGTTTCAACTGCATCAATATATGTACTCAATAGAGTATCAGTATCGTCCAATTTAATATTCTCGTCTTCCACGTTTGAGCCAACAAACTCATTAAAGTTTTCAGCTATCTTTAACTCGTGTATATTTCTGTTTTGTATTCTATCAATAAGAGTATCAAACATAAACGAGTCTTTCTTATTTATAACAATTACTTTTACAAACTTTTCGTTTAAGTAATCTAGGTCCATATTCATGTAATCATAATTGCCTGAATCATCATAATAGATCTTTTCAAATAATCTGTTGTGATTTCTTACAGCTGTAATCTCTCTTGTGTCTGTATCAAATATGTGAAAGTATTTAGGATCATCACAGTCTGACCATGAGAACTCCATTTGTGAACCAAGATAAGTAATGTTGCCATTAGTAGATTTAGTATGAAAGTGGCCAGATAATACTGTTTCAAATCTTTTGAATACATCAGGTGACATTCCGTCTTTACATGGAATACCTTTATGCATATCGAATCCAGTTAACTCTAAGTGAGCACCTACAATGTCTGCATCACATGTTTGTAAAAACTCATATATCTGTGCCTCGTTTTCTGAATTAATCCATGGCAGTAAAGCCATTTTCATTCCGTCATAATCCATAACTGTAGGATCCATAACCAGATGAATCTCATTCATATAGTGGCCAAGTAATTCTTTAAGAGAGTTTAGATCATTTGTATTTTTATAATAGACATCGTGGTTACCAGGAATAAGATCCATAGTAATACCATACTCTCTTAGTTTAGATAAGAATACTCTACGGTGATGATTTAAGCCTTTAATAGAGATAAAACGACGATTATCAAAGTAATCTCCCAAGTGAACAATGTGTTTAATATTGTTCTCCAACATATATGGAAAGAATACATCTCTATAAAACTTTTCTTGTACGTCTAAGAAGATATCTGCTGAGTTACGAACACCAGCGTGTGTATCATTAAGGATTGCAAATTTCAATTATAAGAACTCCGTTAAGTCTGAGTCAGCATACACTGATCTCTTTTTTCTAGTTTTCTTTTCTTGTATAGCAAATTCTTTTACTGCCTTATCTGTATCTTTAACTCTGTCAATTCTTTCTCTAAGATTATCGACATAAGATTGAATTTGTTGATTAGCATCTGGGTCGCCTTCAGACAAGAAGTCATGTAAATCCATTTGGGATAACCATTTGAGTTTAATGTCTTGTTGTTTCTTTTCTTTTGCTATTCTTCTTAAGAATGCGTACCAAGTAATCTGAGTAAAGTACGCGAATGCATTAGCTTTACCGGTTCGTGTAGCAGTCTCAATATTATAATTCTCAATTGCCTTAAGACAGTTTTCTACTCCGTCCATAACCATCTCTTCTCTATAAGTATACCTTACGAAGTTTTGTTTATGGGATAATCCTTCTGCTATCTTTAAAAAAGATTCTGCAATATAATCTGGAACGGTAGGTACTTTTACTTTTGCTTTCTTTGCTTTTCTTACTTCCTTCACATAGTCAGTGACTGCAATAGAAAAATTATTGTTATTTACATAATGTAGGTTTGGTTTTCTAGCCATAATATAATTCCTTTTATATGGTGTCTATTGTACCATAGTTAAGGTAAAAAGTACATACGCAATTAACTAAAAAAAGTCCTGTACTTTTGGTCCCAAACGTGGTACAATAAATTAAGTTGCTGGGGCCGGTGGATACTAATGCAAAGTATCGTCATCTTTCTTATTAAATAATTTAACTACATTAGAATTTTCTTCTTTATCAATTAAATCTAATTCTTTAGCTTTCTTTTCTTCTAATCTTTTCTGAGCTTTGTTTATAAAATCTCCAGCTTTCTTAAGTTCATCTTTAAATTTATTTCTGGATTCCATTTTATATTCATATACTTTGTTCATCTCTTCTATACCAACTACGTATTGATCCATTAGTAACGGAGATGGATCGCATTCAGCTATGACTGCATCGCTTTTAAGTGAGATAACTTTATCTTTTTGTTCTCCGTATACCATCCAAGGATTGAGTGCATAATATCTGTATGGCTCTTCATCTGGATCTGAGTCGTATACTTTTAATTCTAACTTCATTACATTCTTTATAAACATATCCCAAGGATAAGGATAGTCATAAACTTCTGGGTCGACGCTTTGGTCTTCTATTATTTCACAGATAATCTCTTCACCGTTTGCTAGTTTAAGTTGTCTTATGTCTTTCATATTTGCACGTCGTAGATCTTATGTTTAAATTGTTCTTTATTATATATCTTTACTCTTTCGGCACAGTGTTGGAGTGTAAAGTTTTGTCGACTGTGCCAATGTAAATCATCTGCTATATCATATAGTTTGGTATCTCTACCGTCATCACTTTTTCTAAGTCCTCTACCTATACTCTGTAATACTCTAATTTGAGACTTAGAGGGAGAGGCGAATATAATATTATGTAGGTTTCTTATATTTATGCCTGTACTAAATGTTCCAAGTGAGGCAATTACTATAGCATTCTTTTGTTTTTCAATAATACCTCTTATAGCCTCGCGATCGGAAGTGTCGGTTTCGCCTGAGACGTAGAATACTTTATTACTTGATTTATCTTCAATCATATCAAATAATATCTTTCCGTGCTTCTCTACATATTGAAATAGTACTAGTGTATTACCCTGTTGAGTTGTTGCAAGGTTAGTTATAAATTTATTTCTTGGTTCATGTTGTACAATCCAATCTATTTCTTCTTGATATGTCTTATTACCAAATGCTTGTCTTATTTCTTTATCGTATTTAAGCATGATAATCTTAATGTCTAAGTCTGCAAGTGTTTTATTTACTTGTAAGTCTTTTGTCGTAATAACTTTTTTAACTGGTCCAAATAATCCAGTTAACACTAATCTATTTACCTGTGTTCCATCAAGTGTACCTGTTGTTCCATATCTGTATTGTGCTTCAGTACACTTATTCATTATATTTGATAACGATTTAGCTTTAAATCCATGACACTCATCGCCAAATACACAACCAAATTGTTCAAACCAGTCTTTCTTTAATTTGTATATAGATTGCCAGGTAGATATAACTATTCTTTTTTCAGTATTCTTATCTTTACCTGAGTATATAATATGACATTCTTTTTTGGAATCAAATCCGTATGTCTTAAAATCACTAAACATCTGCTCGACGAGCGACGTCGTCGGGACTACAATTAATATGTTTTCATCGTGGTTATCTAAATACCAACGCAATAGAGTATAGATGATAAGTGATTTACCTGAGCCGGTAGGTGATTGTAATACGCCACGCTTATTCATAATTCCATAAGCTATAGCGTCGTATTGATAGTCTCTTATTTCAAATGGAAGACCAAGATTGTTAATATACTTCATTAACTCCATGTGATTAAGAGGATTCTTGGTATTAGGCAATCCGTAATTATCGTCCTCTCTCATAGTAAGAGTATAACCACGATTCATACAGAAATCTTTTAGTCTCAGATATAAACCTGCGTTTAATTCGTTTGTAAGTCTATTGAATAAACGAATCTTACCATCCCACAGTTTTTTACGATATAAGGGTTGGAATTTATATCCAGGTGCAAAGAATGAGAAGTGTTCTGATAGTTCCCGGCTGATGCCAGGCTCACAATCAACAAACAACATACTATTATTCTTTAGAGTAATCTCTAAATTATCCGCCACTCTCGAATTTTCTCCATTCGATAATATTTTTTATGTTTTGATGTCGCCAATTAAGACTACTTATAATTTCGCTAAGTGTTTCAATTACTGTTCTATAATAAGTTAATCTATCTTGAGAAGCTTGTATTTCTGGATCAGAATTATAGTAGTGTTCCATTTCACCCTTTAATACTTTTAATCCATCAAATGGATCTGGATTCCATCCTTTAGCAGCAATTTCTTCTTGAGATAATTTGCCATTGTACCACAGCCATTTATCTTTCATTAATAAGTTATGGTCATTATCTACTCTTTTAAAACTAAGTTTAGCCTCAGCTAAAAGCTTGAGATATTTTGCGTGTAAGATTGGGGTGTTTAAGGAAGTTTCATCTAATCGCATTTTATCAATTTTGCAATCTTCTTCCCACGCTGCGTGGAGTTCTTTTAAGTTCATAATATAATTTATATAGTTCTAACTATACTATTATACCATAGTCAATGGTAAATGTACAATTAAATTATTTTCCAGTAGTCAAACCTAAAGTCTACTGTGTAGGTAATGGGAGGGACGTCACCAGCTGCAGCATCAAGTGATATGGTACTTAAATTAGTTGGAAAAGCTCCATAATACTTAATTTGCTTATTCTGGTTATTATGGCTAGTTAGGACCATAACAGTGACGTCACCTATTAAAGGAATGTTTGTAGTATCATTTAAAGTTCTTTTGTCCTTTAATGGTACTTCAACCATTCTCTCTATCCATTCATATAGTTCTGTATACGAGCCCATATTCTCATCCATAATGACAGTAAAGTTAACAGGTGGAAAAGTAAGTTTATCACCTGGAAAATGTACGTCAGCTCTTCTAAAAGGAACTTGTGCTGGATTTATATCTACACCTGGATGTGCTACAGATTGAGCAAAAAACTCAAAGTTAGGATAGTTTTTTCTATCAATCAATACTCTAAAACCAGTAGGCTGTAAAATACTAACTGTTCCTATCTTATCAACAGCTGATGCTTCTGTAGTATCTCGGTTAGTTGAATATGCCATATAGACTATTTATAAGTTCTATTTTTCGTTTACAAACTCATTTAACTGTTTTGCAACAGCAATAACATCTTCTGCATTAATAGTTCTTAATGGAAGCTCTTTTGTGTTTCCTTCATTGTGAGAGTTCCATTCAAAAACTGCTTGATATTCTCTATCAATATTAGCAGTTAATAAGTCTTGGGCTTGTGATAATAGATCGGCTCGGATTTCGAACCCTGATTTTGGTTGTGACATTTTTGTCTCCTGTGTTTGTGTGTGTTTAAATTTTAAAGAGGGGGCCTTTCGACCCCCTCTGTACCTCTGTACAAAAACTTCGGTAGAATTATCTATACCTAAATTAGGTTAAGATATTGTCTACTCTGAAGATTCTGTAGTATTGGTTAGTTCTAACAGCAGCTAGACCGTCAGTAGGTGTTGAACCTACGAATGGGTTTGATACCATTCCGTAACGAGTTTTGAACCCGATACGTGGTTGGAAGGTATCCTCAGCAACTGCTCTGACCATTTGTAATGGAACATATGGGCAGTAGAACACGCCAGCATCATAAGGATTAGATCCTTTGAAGCCAACGTTAGCATAGTCTGCAGTAGCATATGGGTCAATATAGACTTTAATGCGACCGTTAAGTGTACCAGCAAAAGTATTGCCAGTGTCGTCAACGTTAAGAGCTGTGCTCATAGCTGGTGTGTAGTCAAGCATACCAGAAGCAGCTAAAGCAGTAGCAACGTCTGATGAACAGATAACTACGTTACCTTTTCCTCTACGTGTATCTTTAGCAATTTGGTTAGCTTCACGATCCAACTGAACTACAAGACCCTTGAATTTTTCAGCTGACCATCTGCCGTCTGCATCTGATGCCATATTGAATATACCATCAATTGCGACGTTAGCAGTAGTAGCACCTAGTTTAGCTTGAGAGTTAAGAGTCCTGATAACTTCTCTATTGATCTCAGCAAGGATTTCAGTAGAAAGAATGTTAGCAAGCTCAGTCTCAGCGTCTAGGCCATGGATAGCTTTAAGGTCTTGAGCAAGTTCTAAGCTGTAGTCAGCTCTTAGTGCTCTTGATTTTGCAGTTACGGTTTGCTTTTCAATGGTGAAACCCATTTGCTGAATAGCAGTAGCACCTGATGAACCTAAAGCTTCAGCTTTAGCAGTTGTCATACCGCCAGCAGCGTGTGCTGCAGAGATGTCAGAGTCAGCAATAGTACCGTCTCCGTCACCGTCTGAGATACCTTCTAGACCTGAAACATTATCAGAGTCATGAGTACCAGCAGAGTCACCAGCGAATCTTGTTTCAGCTTCGTTGAATAGAGCTTCTCTTGAAGCAGTTGAACCGCTTGTATATCTTGATTTCATTGCGAATATTAAGCCTGTAGGGCCAGTCATTGGCTGTACACCACAAACGTCATACGCAATAAGGTTAGGCATTGCACGTCTAACAAGTGAGATCAATACTGGATCCCATGTTCCGATGCTGCTGGTAGCGTTAGCTGGTGCAGCTTCAGTAATGAAACCTTGTTCTTGAGCTCTTTGCTCACGCAATGCTTTTTCTTGGTTCTCTAGAACCACGGCTGTAACAGCCTTACGATGATGATCTTTAATAGAACCAGCAGACTCTTCATTGAGTACTGGATTCCATTTTTCGATCAATTGGTCATATGATTGCATTGTTTTCTCCTAATGGAAGGTTAAAAATAAATTATTTTTTAACTTTGCGGATAGCACTAATGTATGAAGACATAAGATCAGAAACTTCCTCGGTTACTACACCTTCTCCGTTATCTTCTACTTCTTCTTCTAAATCTTGTGCTTCCACGGTTTTCTTATTGAAGTATGATTCTTTGATCGTTTTTACTTTATTTGCAAAAGTAGCTTCGTCTTCAAAGTCTACATCTTCTACTAAGCCTTTTAACTTTTCTACTTCTGTGTCGGCTAAATCTTTGGCAGCTTCACGAATGACAGCTTCCCTTTGATAACCTTCAAGAAGTTTAGCGTTTTCGATAGCTTGCTCAGTTGCTTCATTGAGTTTACCCTCTAATGCTTCAACTTCTTCTGCAAGCTCGTCGACTAGGTCTACTTTAGACTCAGGAACTTCAATGTAAGATTCAGTGAATAGATCTTTCAATTTACCCATGAATGCTTCAGCAATTTCAGTACGTAAACCGTTCTGAATAGCTAATTGGTTTTCCTTCATCCAATTTTCAACTACGTAATTTAAATAGCTATCAACCTTTTCAACTAGTTCGTTTTTAGTAGCTTGTACTTCTTCGTCTAGTTGTGTTTGATATTGCTCTTCTAAACGATCAATTTCTTGACTTAGTTTAGATTTTACAGCAGCCTCAAAAATTACCGCAGCTTTTCCTTTGAACTCATCGCTCAAAGTAGCTTCGGACTCTACTAGTGCATTAAGATCTTCAGAGAAATCTAATTCGACTTCTTCCATCTTAGCACCAGACTTTTTCATAGGCTCGGAATTTGATTTGTCCCCTTTTCTTGCAGGTGCTTTCTTAGTCGCATTAGCGGCTTTATCTGCAGCATCTACAGAGGCTTTCTCAGCGTCCTTACCTAGTTCTGGTTTGTCTTTTTCCACACCAGAGCCCTTAGGTTCTTGAGCTTCACTCACGATTTCGTCGTTCTCAACTGAATCGTGGAGTTCTGTCTCTTGATTTTCTTGTATATCGGACATTTTTGTCTCCTTATTTACGATTTGAGTAACGAGAGGAAATTCTTAAACTCACGAACTTGGGCCTCATAAAGGCCGGGACGCTTTGCTTTCTTAATTTCAGTCTCCATTTTCTCAATATGTCTTGCTTCGATAACGCCGTTATTCCAGATCCAGTCTACACCTTCCATAATACCATTAACAAATGCATTTGGTGCGCTTGGATCTTGCACAATATCTACTGTGTTTAGAATATAGTCATCTTTTACGACCATTACGCCGTTTCTACTTTCAAGACTTCCCATACCACGAGTTGAAACACCTAGTCTAACGCCACCATCTAATAGACCTTTTACGATCTTACCATTAGGAGTGTCGAGAATAGATGCTCTTCCTACCACATCATTTCCCTCAAATTTGAGATCGGTGATGCGGTGAGAAACTTTATCTAAGTTAACTGTAGGACCCTCAGGGTGATTTAATTCACCAACGGCTCTACCAGTTTTAACTTGTTCAGTGACATATTTGCCAACTGCTTTTTCCATGATCGCTTTTGGATATACGCGACCATTCCTATTCTTTTGATCGGCCTGAGCAAATACGCCTTCAATAGCATATTTCTTTTCGCCTTTTTCGTTTGCTTCAACAATAACTTCAAGATTGTTTTCTACGTATTCTGCTATTAACTTCATATCTTACCCGTCCGGATTAGTTATTTTACAAAACTTTACAGC